GTAACTAAGTTTGGAATATTAGCTAAGTCGTTAGTTACATCAATTGTAACATTTAATTGACTTGAATAAAGTGCTTCGTAAATTTCATCCGACTTTGGCAGATATTGTAGATCAATATTTATTCCATCGTATTCAATTAAACTACCAACATAGTTATCTTCTAAGATATATAAATATGCTGTTTTAGTAGTCTTTGTTGCGTATGTAATTTTATATTTATTTTGATATGCCATTATCTTCTAAAACTTAAGTTATTGTTTGCTCTTTGTGTTGCCAATACTAAATCCGAACCCCTTAATAGGAACTCACCAAAAAATCCTCCCAAACCTCCGCCAAATCCAACTGCCCCTGCCGCTGCTTCACCAAAAGCACTTGTTCCACCAGTTAAAGCACCTAATATTGTTTTAAATAATAATGCTTGTGTAACCATTGAAATCAATTGAATCAATATTTGTTTAAATGTAGCCTCTAATGCTTTACCAACATCATCACCCATTATCATTGCACTAAATACTGTTTCAAAAGCTGGTGCTAAATTACCAACTATATCTCTTGTTAAATTTAAGTTATTGTTAAACTGCTCTTGCTCTTTATTTTGCAACTTTGTTAAATCATACATTTGTTGTTGCGCCCAGTCATCACCTTGTAAAGTAGCTTTTTTACCTAATACAGACTCTTGTTGTGCTAAAAATAAAGAAGGTCTTTCAATACCTAATTGTTGTCTTCTATGTTTAGGAATAGCACCATAATCTCTTACTAACTTATTTACATCATTAGAAGCCGTCTTTGTTTCTCCTTTTAGCTTTGAAATTCCATTAGTAACTACATTGAAAGGGTTTGTTGCGCCAGTTCTAACTGTATCAGTTAAAGATTTATTTAAAGATATTATAGAACTATTCAAACCTACTGCTTCTTGAGCAGCTTCTTTATAATTTTGTCTTGCCTTGTCTATTGTTCCAGCTTGTACAATTGAAGCGTCTGCATAGCCGTTTGTAAGCGTTTTAGACCTTTCAATAGTTTTGTTATATTCTTCTGCTGCTAATAATGCTCTTTTATTAGCATCTGCTAATTTGATAGTTTTGTCTGCAATTTCATCTACATATCTTGAAGTTATAGCTTGTGAAATTAATGCTTGTGTATATAAATCAACTGCTGCTCTTGCTTGTTCTGTTGTTTTAATTGTAGAAGCATAAGCACTATTTACTTTTGCTAACTCTGCTATTACAAATCTTAATGCATTTGCTCTTTTATCATCTGCTAATGTAGCATCTTCAGCAATCCCTATATATGCTTGTAATTTAATGCCACTTTCACTTGCACTTGCTTTAGCTTTATCTAAACTTTGAGCAAACTTGTCTTCTGCTTGTTTAGCTGCATCTACACCTTTAATAAAATTTGCTATTTGTGGGCCAAATGCTACTAATAAAGAAGAAACCGCTCCCAATGCTAAACCAATACCAGCTGGACCCATTAAGCCTTGTGCCATTGATTTTAAAGCAGCACCAGTTCCACCTGCTTCCGATTGTAATCTTTGAAATGATTCTAATAATGGGTTTAAGTTGTTTGCAATACCTATAAAACCATAAGGAGCGTCTTGTGCAACTCTTGACAAGTTAGATAAGGCAGCAGTCGCTTGATTCCCTACCTTACCAAAATTTTGCATTTCTCCTTTAAGACCTTGTGAAGTCTTAATAAAGTTTTGCAAATTATCTAATGCCTCTTGGGTATCGGCAGTTATTACGAGTTTTAATGTTTCTTGTGCCATCTTATTTATTTAACTCCATACATTTTTAATGTTCTCATCAATTGGTCTTGAGTTAGCTTAGGAGTTTCTTCTACATCTTCATAATCACTTGGAAGGGGGAAAAATGCTTTTAAACTTTTAGGACTTTTATCAGTAGTATTTGACTTATAAATCAAATAAGCTATTGTTCTTGTCCTTTCCCATTCCTTCACTTGTTTATTATCATAAGCGTACTTATATAATAAAAATTCTCGCCAAGTAAGTTGCCAAAACTCATTAATCGTTAAGCCAACTTCAATAGCGAGAATGATTATTGAATCCCAACTATAAAAACCTAATTTTTTTTTTCGTCTGTTGGCTTATTATCCTTTAAGTCTGGCACCATAGAGTTTTGCATATATTTCATAAACTCTACAAGTTGCCCATCCTTAGCAGTTAATCCTCCAACTTCATCAATCCAATTGCAGACATCAAATTCCTCAAAATCAACTGGTCTTTTTAGGCTTTTATATCCACTCTCGGCTGCTGATTGTACAATATGAACTATTGTGTCCAAGTTGTACACCCCAGAAGACAAAACGTTTATTAATTCCATTAGAGTTTTATTCTCTAACTCACAAAATCGCTTCATCGCCCAAGTTCCCCACCTCAAAGGTATTGTTGTTTCTTTAAGTTTTAATTCGTACATAGTTCTTGTTGTTGTTTTTTATTATGCAGTTTCTGTTTGTGTCAATGGCGGACTAGTTACTACGAAAGTTGCAGTAAACTTCACATCATCAGCATCATCAGCAGTTACAGTAAACTCACTAATGAAAACACTTCCAGAATAAGTGATATCACCACTTGTAGGACTTGCTTTACCCATCTTCATAGAGAATTGAGTTTTAGCTGCGTGTGCTGCATACAATTGTTGGTAGCTATCCTTGCTTGGAGTACCAGTTTCGTCAATTGCAAAACCTTCACACTCAAAAGATTGTGAAAATACTGGGCTTGGAGTGTAACTGTTACCACACTTAGAAGTTGCATCAATAGTGTCGTTAGTTGATGTAAAAGAGTTAGTTGTAAGACAAGCAACTGGTTTAAAAGTTGCATCTCCGTCTATGTCTGCAAGTAGTATATAATCTCTACCGCTTACTTTTGTTTCTGGCATTTTATTTAATTTTGAGTTATTATTATGTTATATGATATAATCGTTCTAAAGACGTTATCAGTTGGGTTTAATCCGTCTAAGTTTCTAATACTACCTACAACTAAAGTTGAACTATAAAAGCCGTTTGCTAAAGTTATATTCGTATCAGAGTTAATAGCCGTAAGAACCAAATTGCTAATTTCTTCTGCACGTTTATAGCCAAAGTTAGCATTTTTTGTAACAATGTCCACATCTATTGTAATTGCATTTGTATAACCTGCTTTACCTCTTTCTTGACTTGATGTTCTACCATTCATTATAATATATTCATCTCCTGCTCCAGTTGGTGCAATACCATCATAAACAGTAAGCCCACTCGCACTTGTCAAGTTAGTATAAAACCATTTCTTTATTTCTATATTAGGGTTAAGCATTTAATAACTTTTTTAATTTTTCTATTAGTCTTGGCTTCTCTGCTTCATAAGCTGGTATTAAATAAGGCTGCGCTCTAATACCATTTTTCAATATCTTAATAGCCAAAAACCTTGCTAATTTTTCGTCTTGTGATGCCTTAGTAGCCTTTCCTCCTAATCTTCTACCACTTTTTACGCTATAAGTACCAGCTAAACCTTTTCTCTTTACCCACAAAGTTAAAGCCTTTATCATATCATCTAAAGTGCCACTTCCACCTCCTTTAAATGTAGCCGCATATTGTTCGTATCCAGTAGGTATTGAAACCTTGCCTCCAGTCCCAAATTCTACATATGCCCCATAAGACGCTCCAACTTCTACATAGTGAGTTAATTTATCTTTTGAAGTTGCATGAATGCTTTGTCTTAACGTTCCTAAATTTACTGGGGCAAGTCGTTTGGCAGCCTTCTCAATATTTAAAGCAGAAGCAGAAATCTCCTTAGCTAATTCAGTGCTAAGGTTTTTTTCTATTTCCTTTAACTTTTTTTCAAGTCTTGGTATTCCAGATAAGTCTATTCCAAAACCCATTATTTATAAATTACAAGTTCGTAAAATCTATGTTGGTTCTCTACATCCTTGATAGAATGAATCGTAAATCTTGAGCCTTCCACCTCTACCTCGTAGTTATCGTTAATAGTAACCCCATAGCGAATAAAAAGCCTCATTCTTTGGTCAAATTGCAATTCCGACTCATCTACCTCTCTAACCTTGTCATCTGGTCTTAAATCGCCCCAAACAGTGCTTTGTAGGGCAAATGTTGTAGTATATCCACCTTGACCATCGCTTGTGCGAGTTGGTGCATATAACAAGACTTCTCTTGTCATTGTGTTAGCGTCTATATAAATCGATTTAGCTTTACCTAATTTCATACTATAATATTGGGGAAACTCTTGTCCATCTTTGACAAGCCTTCCATGATTTATTACAAATTCCAGTATCAGCATCTAAGCCTCTATTCTCGTAGTCGTAACTTACTTGGTCTAAAATAGCCACCTTTAAATCCGTTGGTACTGTTGTATAACCACTTGTGTAAGTTGCCTTTAGGTTTGCGTACTTAGGATAAACCAATTTAGGGAACTTGTCTCCTATTAGTTGATAGTCTGTTCCAGTTATCTCTAAAGCGTCTTGCTCCATATCGTATAACTTAAATGAAGCCGTTACTGGACCAAATGGCATCTCAAAATTACCTCCAATATTGTTAAAGTAAACTACCATTGCTTTAGGCACTAAGTTTAACCCAGTTGCCATTTCAATCGCTTCTCTTGCTTGAGTAATAAGTGTTGAGAATAAAGTATCTTCTGTTGAAGTGCTAACTCTACAATAGGCTTTAGCCTCTGCAAGTGTTACTGGCTCTGTTATAGGAGCGGTTGGGGTTGCCGTAAAGTCGTTGATATAATTTGAATATGCCATAATATCTTTTTACAAATTTACATTAATTATAATAAAAAACCCCACCGATTAAGATGGGGTCTTTATTTTAGATAGGTATAGATTAAACGTTACCCATGTCAGCGTAGATAGCTGATGTTGTAAGCATTAAATTTATGTCTTCGTAGCATTCTATTCTCGCAGTTACCAAGTTCTTTTGGAAGTTTTCGCCATTCTCATAAGAGAACTCGATTGCTAAACCTTCAACTTCAACACGCTCTAAGTAAGATGCGTCAAAGATTAATACTTTGTCATCAGTTACCCAAGAAGCAGATACAACTGGAACACCCCAGATTGTGATACCACCATTAGGAGAAACGATTACAGAGCCGTTACCAGCGTAGTAACCCGCAGCAACAGTAGCTTTCAATAAGCGACCCATTTGTGTTTGGCTAACTAAAGCATAAGAAGGAACGAAGTTTGCAGTCTTTTGGTTACCGATGTAATCAATCAATTGTAACAAGTCGTTTGTTTCTG